TAGTCGCTTTAACTTTATTGCAGATGCTGACAAAACAGTAGATGGATTCTTGGCTCACGAAGTGGCGGAAGTAGTACCTGAAGCTATTAGCGGAGAAAAAGATGCAGTAGATGAAGAAGGAAACGCAATCTATCAAGGAATCGACCAAAGCAAATTAGTACCTTTGTTAGTTGGCGCAATTCAAGAACTACGAGCAGAAATAGAAACTTTAAAATCACAAATAAATAACTAAAATGACTTACACTTGGAATAACAAAACAGTAGACACTTATCCTTCATTAGAGGGTAATAATGATGTAATCTTCAACGTACACTGGAGATTAACAGGAAAAGATGACAACGGTAACGTAGGAAGTACCTATGGAACTATTGCTTTAGACACTACAGACCTTTCTAGCTTCACTTCCTTTGCAGATATTACCGAAGAGCAAATCAATGGCTGGGTAGAAACAGCAATGGGTGAAGAAGATGTACAAGCTAAAAAAGATGCTATTGATGCTCAAATTGCAGAGCAAGTAAACCCTACAGTAGTTACAAAAACTATTGGAGAAACCGTATCTGAATAGATACAAACTTAATTATTAACCTTTAAATTTAACTAAAATGGCAAAACAAGAAAAAAACACCATTACAATTGACGGAGTAGAACACAATTTCGAAGATTTAAACCAGGAGCAGCAAACCATAATAAATCATATTGCTGACCTAGAGAGAAAAATTAACGGATCTCAATTTAACTTACAACAACTAGAATTCGGAAAAGCTGCCTTTATAAAAGCATTAAAAGAAAGTATGGAAAATGAAGCTGGCGAAGTTGATGGCGTTGCTGAAGAGATCAAATCATAAATAATAAAATAACTATATTTGTATAAAATTTATAACTAATGGCGACTACAGGAGTATTCAACGGAACTAACCTAATATTGAAGATTGAGGACACAGCACTAGGACACACAACTAGCTGCTCATTATCCCTAAGTAATGACTTACCAGAGGCGACTACTAAAGACAGTAGCGGATTCCAGGAGGTTATTGCTGGAGTAATGTCTGGAGAACTTTCATTTGATGGGTTAGTGGCTTATGATGACACTGCCAATGGTATAGAATTAGCTGACTACTTACTAGGTAGGACTCAACTTACCTGCGTTTTTGGAACAGAGGTAACTGGCGACGCTGTTTACACCGCTGAGGGATTCCTTAGCTCTGTAGAAATGAGCGCTGAAATGGAGTCACCAGTGAGCTACAGCGGATCTATCACATTGACAGGAGCGATCACTAAGTCTATCAACGCTTAATATAAAGCAACTACATTATGGCAAACAAAAGGAGAGGGTATTATACCACTAAACTGGGTGGGCGTCAACGAACGCTTCACTTTAGTATGAATTTCTGGGCTAACTTCACAGATATTATGGATGTGCCACTGGATAAAATAGGAGAGCTATTTTCTGGTGGCGTTTCTATTTCAGCTATTCGAGCTTTGGTTTACAGTGCTATTTTAGCATTTGACCAGGAGGAGGGTAATGAGATAGACTATAATGAATTTAAAGTAGGTTCCTGGCTTGAAGATATAAACCAGGAAGGGCTTGAAAAAATGATAGGCGCAATGATGGAATCTCGTATTTTAGGGAATGACCTTAATATGGGAATTGATCGCCAGGCTAAAACTGTTTCCAATACTAAGGGAAAGCAGTAGCCGACTCCCTGACCTGGGATGACTTAGAGGATTATTATATTGGGCAAGTCGGCATAGATCCAGATAAGTTCTGGATTTACACCTGGAGAGAAAATCAACTACTAGGCGAGTCCTATATGATAAAACAGAATCTGGAATGGGAGCGGATTAGATATTTGGCGACTATGCTACACAATGTAAATTGTCAAAAGCGCCAGCATATGATTAAACCAGAGAAATTATTTCCATTGCCCCAGGATAAATTTAACAAGATTCAAAAACCTAAAGGCACAAAACAGGATTATGAGTCGTTTAAAGAGAAAGCTATAGCAGCTGGCGTTAAATTCTAACGCCTTTTTTTTTAGTATTTTTGTACTATGCAAGATCAAAAATTAAGATTTCAAATTACAGGGGATGCAACTAAGCTGACTAAGGCGCTTAACACTGCATCTGGCAAACTACAATCATTCGGATCTAAGGTTTCCGCACTAGGCAGAGATTTGTCAACTAAATTGACTTTGCCTCTAGCATTAGCTGGAGGAGCTGCAATTAAAATGGGACTTGACTTTGATAAGTCAATGACTAAGATTAAAACTTTAGTTGGTATCGCCTCGGATGAGGTTGATCAAATGGGAAAAGTAGCCATTGAGATGGCAAAAAATACTGGAGTAAGCGCCAAGGATGCGGCTGATGCCTTGTTTTTTATTACTTCCGCTGGTTTGCGTGGGGCTGATGCAATGGCTGTATTAGAACAGTCTCTAAAGGCTTCTGCAATAGGCTTAGGGGATACTAAAACAGTTGCTGATTTAGCGACCTCCGCTCTTAATGCCTATGGAGTAGAAAATCTTTCAGCTTCACAAGCTACCGATGTTTTAACCGCTGCAATTAGAGAGGGTAAATTAGAAGCAGACTCATTATCACAATCAATGGGCACTGTTTTACCAGTTGCCTCACAATTAGGAGTTAAATTTAGCGAGGTCGGTGCTACATTTGCAGCAATGTCCAGAACAGGGACAGACGCCTCAATGGCAGCAACTCAAATAAGGGGGGTACTTTTTGCATTATTAAAACCAACAAAACAAGCAAAAGACACTTTAAAGCAGTTTAATTTATCGGCTGAAGGATTAAGAGATCAATTAGGCAAAGAAGGTTTATTATCTACTTTAAAAACTTTAACTAATGCCTTTGGTGATAATGAAGAAGCCCAGGGGAAAGTATTTGCAAACACCAGGGCGCTTTCTGGGGTTTTAGATTTAATGGGAAAAAACCTTGGATCTACTGAAGAGATTTTTGACAGAATGAATACTACTGCTGGAATTACAGCGGAGGCATTTGCTGAACTTGAAAAATCAGCATCTTTTAAATTAGAAAAATCTTTAAATGATCTTAGAGTTGCATTCACTGAAATTGGTTCTGTTTTATTAGAAACATTTACGCCAGTTATCCAGGAAATTTCTAGTGTACTGGTAAGTCTAAGCCAAAAGTTTCAATCATTAGATCCTGGAGTTAAAAAAGCTATTGTAATTTTTACCGCTTTAGTTGCTGCGCTAGGACCATTTTTAATGATTTTAGGAGCGATGTCATCTGGAATTGGTGTTTTGGTTGGTGCATTTGGCACCGCACTACCTATTATCTTAAAAGTTGCTGGCGCTTTTAAAACTTTGACTGTAGCTATGATTGCTAATCCAGTAGGTTTAATTGCTGCAGCTGTTGTAACATTAGTTGCTGGTTTTGTGGAGTACTTACATAGATTAGAGCCAGCTGTTAGTAGAACTAAAACGTTCTTTAATATATTAAAATCTTTAGGTAATCCTTTAAAGTTTGCTACTTTACAGGCTGAGGATGCTGCAAAAGCAATTAATCAAGAGAAAAAAGAAACTGAAAAAGCAACAAAGGCAAAAGAAGAGTTTAAAGACATTTTAGAAAATCTACAAAAACCAATACAAAAAACAACAAAAGAAACTGAAAAACTTGGATTTGCCTTAAAAGAAGTTTCAAAAGCATCTGCAATTACATTAAGTATTGAAACTGGTGATCTTGACTATGCTACTGGTAAATTTGCTCAAGCTGATATCGCTGTAGGAGCTCAACAAGTTGAGACAACTGGAATTGCTGGAATAGAGGCTCCAGGTGGTGATGCTGTTGGATCTGCTTTAGAGGGTTTATTAGCAATGCAAAATCAGGCTAATGCAACAACAAATGCTATAAATAACTTAAATGAAAGTCAAAAATCATTATCTGAGCTTGGCAATATGGTAGGCGGTCAATTATCTGGAGCATTTTCAGAACTTGGAAATAGTATGGTCGCATCTCTAGGATTGGGAGAGGGTGCTTTAGGATCCTTTACAGCTTCATTTTTAGCAGCTGCTTTGGATGCTGTAGGAGCTGCATTATCTGTATCAGTTGCTAATGCAATCGCTGGAGCATCCGCTGGATCTTTATTAGCTGGACCAGTAGCGCCAATAGTTTTGCCAGCGTTAATAGCTGGTATGGTAGGACTTGTTAAATCACAATTTGCCTCAGTTCCAAAATTTGCTAATGGAGGTATCGTATCTGGTCCAACTATGGGACTGATGGGAGAATATCCAGGAGCTAAATCAAATCCAGAAGTAATTGCTCCACTAGATAAACTACAGGGAATGATGGGAGGCAAAAGTCAAAACGTAAACGTAGGCGGACAGTTCAAAATTAATGGACAGGATTTAGTCGTTGCACTGCAAAGAGCAGACAGAAATCGAAGCAGAATAAAATAAATAAATGGCATACGGAGCAAAATTCAGATTAGTATTTTCCGATGTAAAAGGGAATCTAAGGAGGGTCGAAATACTACAGAAAGATTACCAGGGTGATGTTTTTCCTTTAGTTGGGCAAGGCAATCCAGTGGTGATAAAATGGGATGGCGATGATGACTTTTATTCACCTATAATAGGTTCAAGTTGTGAGTTAAATTTATTTGAAACTGAGACAACTCAATACGATCAATTTTTTTTATCTGGAGAGCGTGAGTATAAAGTGCGTGTTTCAACTGGATCAAATGAGGATAAAATATGGAATACAGAATCTGACCAGTGGGAGCAAGCCAATTATGAATGGGATGAGGAAAAAAGTTTTGAGATTTATTGGGAGGGCTGGCTTCAGGTTGATCAATATCAAGAAAGTTTGCAGCCATATCCAGTGCCAATAAAATTGGTTGCCTATGATGGCTTAGGGACTTTAGACGCTTTTGATGCGCCTTATTCTAATGCTCCAGATGGCGGATATGATGGGAATACAGATTCGATGTTTTTTTATCTGTATTATATTTTAAATAATTTGCAGCTGGATTTTGATATTTATGTTTCAAATGCTATAAGAGAAAGCAACGGCAACGCTAATGAAACGCTTTATCACGACATTATTTTAAATGAATATGGCGTATTTGATGACTTAGATTTTAGAAATGCCAAAGATGTTTTAGAGTCTTTTTTAAGAGCTACAAATTCCAGGGTTTTCCAATCTCAGGGGCGCTGGTATATTATATCAAATAGTAATTTAATAGATGTAAATATTGATCAGCTTTTTAATTATGACATAGGGTTTTCTATTGAGGATCAACTAGCCACAACTGGAGAGGAGATAATCGAATACAAAGCTTTTGACCGCTTAGGGAATTATTTATTTACTACTACAGAAAACATACTGTTAAAAGCGCCAACCGATTTGAAGCCAGTCGGTGCTGATTTTTATAGAGAATATTTGCGCCCTTATCATAAAGTAAAATATGATGTCAAGCTGACAAATGACAAGATAATTAATCTAAATCCTCAGCTCCTATACGATGATCACGATTATACACTAGGACCAAACACCTCTATAAGTATTGATCCAAATTATGCGCTAGTAGGTAGTAAATCAATAAAAACTACTATACACGCCAGGGAAAATATTGATTTTGATGAGACTTATGAAGTCATTTTAAATACAGTAACTACAGATGACAGTAAAAAATTAAAAGTTGGGTTTTCGTTTTTAGTTGATCCATATTATAATTTGATTAATTTCTCGGATGTTTTTGAATATGAGATAGCTGTTATTGTCTACGCTTACGATGCAAATAATGATTTAATTTATTACAACTGGAAAACAGATGAGTGGCAAACAGGAACTGGAGTTGGCGCTATTAATGAAAAAAACAGAACTAAACTGCCACAATTTAAAAAGGTAGGGACCTGGCAAAATGTAGAGCTAGAGTTAAATGCTTACGAGGAGGTTGAGGGTGATTTAGATGTTACTATAAACATACACTATCCAAGATTTACAGTTTATCCAACTGAGACTGGTTTGGGATTAATTAGCGCAACTTATTTTGATAAAATATTTATTTCAGAGGTTAATGACAACGCCAGTGAAATGATTGTCACAAACACACAAAACGTCAATAAAACTACTACCGCTGTTTACGATGTGAAAGATATATTTATTTCAAATTATTTAGGATCTAACGCCTCCCAAGGTGGCTATGATGGATATTTTTCACGCCCTAGAGATTTCACTATACAGGCGTCTGACTATCCTACAGTTGACAATATTGTATCACAGGAAATATTAAACGATTTTAGAGACTTTGTAAAGCGCTATGAGGGTACATTTCGAAATTTAATAAGCGAGCCAATACCAGTATCACTGCATAATAAAATATGGATTGATTTTGGTTCAGGAACTTTCAGAGAAGGCGCCAGCTGTTATATAGATTCTATGACTTATGATGTGAAGGCTAATGAATATGAGATATCTATGCACGTACCAAACCAAACCAATGACGTTGATTCTACATTTAGCGTAAAACTTACAAAATAACAGCACAAAGATTCCCTTTTGTTTGCTGATCCCCAGGATAGTTTCGACTTGAATGGGGATTTTTTTTTTAAAAATAATTCCGAAAATATTCGGAAATTCCAAATTTTTGCGTACTTTTACAGAAACAAACAAACAAACAAACAAATATAAATTATGACTTACCAAGAATTTTACACCGAAGCAACAAAAGGAATAGACTACAAAACTATTAGCAAAGAGGATATGGAGTTTGCATATATATTTTTTTATCAACAATTTGGAGAAAGTGTATCTAAAGCTATAGAGTCTGTAAAATTTCTAGATGCTTTAACAGACCAAAGAGAAACAATACAATAATAACCCAGGGGAGGCAACTCCCCTTTTAACAAACAAACAAACTAATATATAATATGAAAGCACCAGTATTACCTTTTCCTTTTTTTGACGACAGTAAAGATTGGGAGATAGAAAAAACATTTGTTGAGGAAACTAACAAAGGAGGAAGTATTTTTAATCATAAAAGAAATAAAAATAATGAATTAATAAGTTATAAATTTCATTTTCACGATGCAGAGGCTGATCCTTATGACTGTAGATGTAATGTTGATGGTATAGAAATAGACACACGAAAATACACGCATATTTTTTTAAATGAGGATTTATTGTATGATTTATTAGATGTCATACATAAATTTGAGAGTGAAATTCATAAAGAGGAAAACAACCTTTTAAAATATAAATAATTACATATGAACAACTTAGAACTAGAATTTGTAAACGAGATAAAACGCTTAGGGCTTAAAAGGTTAGACGTGGCGGATCATTTAGGTTTTTCCTATGAGACGTTAAAGAGAAAACTACAGGATCCTGGGCGGTTTACACTCAAAGAATTACAGAAATTAAAACAATTAAAATTAAATTTAAATCAACTAAAACTATGAAATCAATTAACATTAAAGGCAGTAATTATATTACTGTAAACGAGCGCTTAAAATACTTTAGAAGTGAGGAAACTTTTAATGGATGGCGTATTAATGAGGAGGTCATTGACCTTAATGAAAAAGAGGGAATTTTTAAAGTAACAATTTTTGACTCATCTGGAGAGCCTATTGCGTCAGCGCACGCTCAAGAGTACAGGGATAATAGTTACATAAATAAAACGTCTTTTTTAGAGAATGGGTTCACCTCAGCACTTGGAAGAGCCTTAGGATATTTAGGTATTGGAATAGATACTTCTATAGCTTCAGCCGATGAGGTTACAAATGCAGTAAGCAATCAAAGTAAGGATGACAATCCCTGGCTAAAAGAAACTGAATTAAAAGCGCTTATTGAAAAAGGCACTAAAGCACAGGCGGTAAAAGTACTCGCTGCCTATAAAATGAAAACTGAGTACAAAAATCAAATAACTAGTAAATTTAAAATTTAAAATTATGACACAAGAAAAAGTATTTGCAGATGGATTTAGCTTCAAGCGTAGAGCAGGAGCGCCAGACTTTGTAGTTGGAAACATTAGCGTAAAAGTTGATGACGCTGTAGCGTTTCTACAAAAGAATGTAAAAGGTGGCTGGGTAAACCTGGACATTTTAACCGCTAAAAGCGGAAAGCAGTACATTGAATTAAATCAATGGGAGCCTAATGGCGATACACAAACTGTAAAACAAGTCAATCCTGTAGCCCAGGATAATGATTTGCCATTTTAATTTAACCAGGGCGGCTGTAAAAAGCTGCCCTTTTATTTTACTGTTATGACAGATAAATTTAAATCAGCCGATTTATACGACAGCACTCCAGAGGATGATAAAAAATTTATGGAGGAAAGAATTACAGTATTATTAGAATACTTGGCAAATTCAAGAAACGAGGTAACTATGCTAACTGGAAAGATTGCATATTTAAGAAACAAACTAGAACAAAATGGAATTGATTACTAAACAAGATACAAATGAGGAGTATCACTCGCACAAATCTATCTCAGCGAGTGGACTTAAAATGATTTATAAAAAATCAGTAAAGCATTATTTAAAGGCAAAGTTTACAGAAACGCCAGCAATGGCTCTGGGTACAGCTGTTCATACTATAATGCTAGAAGGTCAAAAACAATTTGACCAGGATTACTATTTGATGCCTGACTATGATGGCAGAACAAAAGAGGGAAAGCAAATAAAAGCAAAACACGAAAAGTTAGCTGGGAGTCGCAAAGTATTAAGAGATGCGGATATGGATAAAATATCTGGAATAATGCAAAATCTAAGACAGCACGATCTAGCGCAAAAATATTGTACAGGAACTGTAGAGCTGTCACACTATGGCAAAATGAATGGAATACCTATTAGGGTGCGCCCAGATGTGTTTGGCGACAATTGGATTGGTGATGTTAAAACGTGTCAGGATAATTCGCCTATAGCATTTAGGAGAGATCTTTTTAAATACGCTTATCATTTACAGGCGTGTTTTTATTCTGACGTGCTAGGTTTTCCTCCAGAAAACTTTCGCTTTGTAGCTGTAGAGACTAACTATCCTTACAGCGTTGAGGTTTATGCTTTAGATGATGATATGATTTCTATAGGGAGACAGGCATATCAAAAGGCATTATCTGACTGGGGTTTTTATTTAGCCTCTGGAATAGAAAAAGGATACCAGGCAGCTGGATATATGGATGATGGCGCTTTAATATTATAACTATGGAATTAATACAAATAAAAACAAAAGTTGAAAATCATTTTGGGTTCTTTATAAATGTGAGATCTAGAAAAAGGCATTTAGTAGATGCTCGTAAAATTTATTTTAAATTATGCAGAGAGTTAACCAAAAAATCACTTACAGAAATCGGTAGGTCTATGGAACGAGATCACGCCTCAGTATTACATAACATTAGGAGCTGCAAAGATTTATTTCAAACTGATCCAGAATTTAAAAGGAATTATATAATTTTGTTTAGGGAGGTAAACCTGTTAAGATTAGATAAATGGAAAATTCCAAAAGCAGCGATACCTAAATTTATACACCCAGGATATTTAAGATATGCAGACAAAAAATCCATTCGAAAAGTATTTAACAAAAGAGGACCGACTCCAAAACAGCGTTATGAATTATATTAAGATGCAATATCCAGGAACTTTTGCAATTCACGTACCTAATGAAGGTAAGCGTTCTCCATTTGAACGTTACAAATTTAAATACTTAGGAGGTTATGCAGGTATCCCAGATGTTTTAGTATTTGTAGCAAAAAGTAATTACAGCGGTTTAGCGCTTGAATTAAAAGTCGGATATAATAAACCTACAGAAAACCAATATAATTGCTTAGAGAGGCTTAAAAACGCCTCCTGGGATGCGCACTGGTGCAATACATTTGAGGATGCAAAAGAAATAATTGATAATTTTATGAATTATGAGTGAATATAGAAATGTTTTTTGGAGCGAAATTGACCAGCGTATGTGGCGTACAACAACCACAATAGGTGATGTTTCTGTCAGATATGAGTATGTCGGCACAATGACTGGTGCTGAATATGACTTGTTGATTGAGACGCTATGGGAATTATTTGATGATAACAAAATAACCCTGGAGGAGTTCCAAAGAATATTTGGAGACATTAGATCTTTTTGTGACCAGATTAAAAATATAGTAGATAAAGCATAAATTATGAAACCAAACTATTATGCAGTAATACCAGCTGAGGTTAGGTATAACGAAAAACTGACCGCCAATTCCAAATTATTATTTGGAGAGATAACCGCCTTATGTAATAAAAAAGGCGTTTGTTGGGCAACTAATAATTATTTTGCTGAACTATACAAAGTAGATAAGAAAACTGTATCTAATTGGATTAAGCAGCTCCAGGAACAAGGCTTTTTAAAAACTGAGTTGGAATATGATAAAAAGACTAAACAAGTAACTCAAAGAAACATTACAATTTGCACTACAGGGGGTGGTAATAAAAATATGACCAGGGGGTCACAAAAAAATGACCAGGGTGGTAATAAAAATATGGAGGTTAATATATATAATAATAATATTAATAATATAAAAGATAATACCGACACCTATAATAAGGTGTCAGATTTCCGTAAAGATTATATTTTAGCTTATGATCATATTATAAAATTATTCCACGAGAGAAACAGACCTAAAGACACCAGGCAAAAAATACAATGGCTGGATGCAATTCGATTATGTGATGTAAAAGACAAAGTAAAACCTCAGCAACTTTGGTGGTTATGCAATGAAGTTAAAAGAGACAGCTTTTGGGGAAAGCATTTTCAGTCACTTTTAAAATTAAGAAAATCCAGGGATGGCGAAATGTATCTAAATAAATACATTGGAATTTTTGGAAATGAGCAATTTGAAATTCTAGGATCTGAAAATTAATTTTTATATTTAACACCGAAACAAACCAAACAAACAAAACAATGACAAACGAATTTTTAAATATTGGCATCACTCCCAGGGGAAATGCCGTTGAGCAAAAGGCAATCTGTCCAAAGTGCTCACACACCAGGAAAAATAAAAAAGATCCTTGCTTATCTATAAATTTAGAAAAAGGCGTTTACAACTGTCACAATTGTGGCTGGAGTGGGAATGTGAAGTTTAAAGAAAAAAAAGAATTTGTAAAACCTCCAAAAGCTGTTATAGATTTATCGGATCGTACACTTTCCTGGTTTCATAAAAGAGGTATTACTGAGGCAACTTTAAGCCATTGGAAAGTAGGCGAGTCTATAGAGTATTTTCCTCAAGTTCAGAAAAAACGTAAAGCAATCAATTTTAATTACTACAGGGAGGGCGAACTCATCAACTGTAAATTCAGAGATGCTGAGAAGAATTTTAAAATGGTGTCTGGAGCAGAGCTTATATTCTATGGCTTAGATAATATTAAAACTATGGAAACCATTTACATAGTTGAAGGCGAAATGGATGCTTTGTCACTACACGAGGCTGGAGTTTATTCTGTTTGCTCTGTACCTAATGGAGCATCTAAAGGCAATCAAAGACTGGAGTATTTAGATAATTGCTGGGAGTTTTTTAAAGACAAAAAAGAGATAGTTCTCTGCACCGACAATGATCAGCCTGGATTAGCATTAAGAAACGAACTCGCCAGGAGGTTCGGACAGTATCGTTGTAAGTATGTCGAATTTGGCGATTTTAAGGACGCTAATGAGGTTTTAACTGAAAAAGGTGCTGAGGTGCTAAGGAATATTTTAAAGACCGCAAAACACTTTCCTTTAGATGGAGTCGTAAATATTGATGATATTTGGAAAGACGTTTTAAATTATAACGATTATGGAATTAAAAATTTCAGTATTGGTTTGGGTAATAGTGATGATTACTATAAAGTTGATTTTGAAGGGAGCTGGACTGTAGTCACAGGAATACCAAACTCTGGAAAATCTGACGTAGTGGATCAAATTGCCTGTAATATGGCTGTAAAATTTGGACATAGGACTGCTTTTTTTGCTCCAGAGTCATTTCCTTATGAGGGTCATATAAAAAGAATCGCCAACAAATTAAACGAGCGCAACTGCTCTAATGATGATTTAAATAAAACTAAAAACTTTATTGAGGAGCATTTTTATTTTATTAAAATTGACCTGGATAACCTCACTTTGGATGGGATCTTAGATGCTTTTAGAGATTTAGTATTCCAAAAGGGCGTTAATTTATTAGTGATTGATCCCTGGAATATGCTAGACCATTCAGCACAAAGAGATCATAGTTACGTGGGGCAAATGTTATCTAAAATAACCCAGTTTTGTCAGCAAACAAAAACGCATTTATTCCTGGTGGCACACCCTAGAAAAATGGAGTCTAATGAGAGGGGTAACTACAAAGTTCCAACGCCTTATGATATTTCTGGATCCAGTGACTTTTTCAATAAGGCTTTTAATTGTGTTACTGTATTTAGAAGTCTAGGCGAGATGACACAATACAAATCGGATGCTGTACAGATACACGTTCAAAAAGTAAAGCGCAAAGAAAATGGTCAACAAGGCAGTTTTACAGTTGCTCCAGATTTCAAGTCTGGGGGTATTTATAAGCCTATAGATGAGAAAAAACAAAGATTTACAGTGGTTAAAGATCAAATACCTTTTTAGATATGCAAAAACAACAATATAAACAGCCAGTAGTTAATACAGAGGAAAAACATTACAGGGCTTTCAAGTGGTGTGATGACAATGGAGTAAGAATATATCCAAAGCCTAGAAATGGAAAGTTTATTTTAGTCTATGTAGTCAATGACCAGGCGCATACTACCAACAAACTACACGATCCTAAAGACTATCAACAAGCTGTCTGGGATTTTTACGTATTTTTGTATAATAAATTAAACAATGACTGAAATTCAAATTTATCCTTTGATGGGAATAGTTTTCGGAGTTGAGTATTTAAACTCATTCGAGGATAATACAATGAAAAGCATTGACATATATCTTTTTATTATTGGAGTCAGTTTTAGATGGGGATAATATAATAACAAACAACAAAAGGAAAAATGGTAAAAAAAGTAAACATTGCGGCTATAAAGCCAAATGAGGAAAATCCACGCTACATAAATGATTCAAAATTTAAAAAGCTGGTAAAATCAATAAAAGAATTTCCAGAAATGCTAGAAACTCGACCACTTGTAGTGGATGAGAATATGATAGTTTTAGGAGGTAATATGCGCCTTAAAGCGTTAAAATCAGCTGGCGTTTTTGAGGTGCCAGTACATCAAGTTAAAGATTGGACAGAGGACCAGAAAAAAGAATTTATAATTAAAGACAATGTTAGTTATGGTAATTGGGATTGGGATATAATAGCTAACGACTGGGAAACAAACATTATTTCAGATTGGGGAATGGATGTGCCAGAGTTTGATATTGATCCAGATTATTCTGTCTTAGATGATTTTGATATGACTGATCAACTGGATGAAATGCAATCAGGTGTAAAAAAAGCAATTCAAATACCCTTTGAAAACGAACATTATGATGAGGCTTTTGAGCTTGTGAAATTTTTTAGAAACAATGGTCATTATGTAGGTATGATTTTAATAGACAAACTAAAACAGCTTAAAAATGAAATTGAATAGATCAGAAATAAAAGGAATTGATTTTTATTATAGAGATGATTATTCTGATTTAAAAACTTTTGAAGAGGTAATTGGAAGGGATACATATCAAAGAAAAGAATTTAAAATTAATAAAAATGATTATTGGATGGACTGCGGAGGCAATGTAGGTGCTTTTGCTTTGTTATGTTTGAGCAAAGGCGCCAAAGTAGATGTTTATGAGCCAGACCCATATAATTGTAGATTAATAGAAAAAAACTTAAAACTAAATAATTTTAATTGTAATATATATCAAAAAGCATTAGTTCATAATGATCAAAATTCTTGTGTTTTATTTATTGGAAATAACAATCAGGTTTGGCGAAATTCTATTGTAAAAAAATGGAATAATAAAGGAATTAAAGTAGATTGCGTTAATTTTGGAGATGTTCAAAAAAAATATGATTGTTGTAAAATGGATATTGAGGGTGCAGAAATGCCTATTTTAGAAAACATTGAAACAAAATTTAAAAAATTAGTTTACGAATGGAGTTTTGATATAGACCAAAATATAGATAGGCTTAGAGATGTCATTGAATTACAAAAAAAACAGTATTCAAATATATATGGTTTAACAAAATCAATCACTAATACAGATAATCAATTTTGGTTAAAATCTTGGTTTCCTATGTGTATTAATATTTATTTAAAACAATGAAAAAAATTAATTTAGTACAACAAAAACACGACGTAAACATTGGAGATATTTGTGGAGATATAGACCCAAATATAACTGAGGACTCTATTTTTTATTATGACGACAAACCAGTTGGATTTTATATATCAGACTTGTCTATTAAATATAAAAAAGCAGCTCAACTTGCAGACATTGCAGATAATGAATTGAGGTCAAAAAATGTTCCTAAATCTGTAATGAAAAGATCATCTGGATTTGCTGACAAAACTAAAGAAGTTCTGCAGTACTCTACTATTATTGGTAGTATTCCGCCAAAACCGCATATGAGGAGACCGTATGCAACGATTTCAAGTGTTCACGACATTAAAACAGCACGAACTTTCGTTAAAGCTATGATGATGCTGTGTTTAGAATCAGAAAAAATAATCAAAGAAATTACTCCAGAACTATATAAATTGCAAAAAGAAACTATTGAAGAAAATATTGCTAAAAAATGGAGATTTGGAAATTTATTTACAAGTTCAATATCTAACTTTAATATTCCAGCTCCTTTTCATAGAGACGCTGGAAATCTAATAAACTGCTCTAATGTTATCATAGCTAAAAGAAAAAACTCAACTGGAGGTCATACAACTATACCAGATTATGGAGCTACTGTAAATAGTTCTAATAATTCTATGTTAGTATATCCAGCCTGGAGAAATGTTCACGGAGTAACTCCCATAATACCGACATCAGAAAACGGATATAGAAACACTTTAGTATTTTATCCTTTAAAAGCGTTTAAGGGATTATAAAAAAAAATAAATAATTGCTTGTTTTTTTAAAAATAAAATAGATATTTGTTAGATCAAACAATTAAACAAACAAATTATGACAATTTCACAAAACACACAATTAGCTTATTTAGAGGCAAAAGGATTAGCAAAATGCTTAGACGCTTATGCAAAAGATTTTGCATCTGAAGAAATTATGGAAATAGGTTTTAATGAAAACTCAGGTTACGTTTATGTAGCTTTAGAAAGCATTAACTTACAAATAGGATCAGCTTTTGGACAAGATGTAGATTATATCTGTACAGATTTTGAGACTGGAGAAGAGATTTTTTACGAAAGTTTTGAGGATTTTCAAAAAATAGAATTAAACATAGCATAAAATTTATAATATTTTCTATTAATCGAAAGTAAAATGGAAAAAAATATGTTAGAATATTATAATAAATTACTAGATACTTCAAATAATTCTATGCATTTAGAGTATTATAAAGAAATGATATTAAAGTTTGAAGGAAAAAAACAACAAAGTAATTACACTCCAAGATATATGTTTAAAATTAATATCAATAGAGTTTATTCTTCAGTTTTAAACAAACACTTTAGATCTATGTCAGAAGCTTCAAAATATGTTAGAAAGGGTAGATCCTATACACGTAGATGTATTATTGGAGAGTTAGAAAATAAATACGAATTTAAAATAGTTTAAAAACCTATAACGTTCTTTAGTAAACAAAAGTAACTAGGCAGTCAGCTAGTTAATTAGATTTTAAAACGTAGTTTAGATAGGTTCTGCGTTTTTTACCTAATTTTGCAATATGGAAGAATCAACAAAATCCAACACAATATTTAAAAAAAAGGCATTTTTAGAGGCTTATAAAAAAGCGTTTGGTAATGTTACTCAGAGCTGTAATGCAATTGATATAGATCGCACTACATATTATGACTGGATAAAAAAAGATTTGAAATTTAAAAAACAAGTTGAGGAGCTAGAGCCAGAGGAGAGGTTTATGGACTTTTTGGAAAGTAAACTTGTAGAAAGAATAAATAAGGGGGATACTACATCTATAATTTTTGCGCTAAAGACTAAAGCTAAAAAAAGAGGATATGTTGAACGCCAGGAAATAGAACACTCATCTAATGTTGAAACTGACGTAACTTTTGAAATACACGAAAGAAAAAAAGAATCTTAAAGCTAACGTACAACTTAGGCATTTACTAGAATCTAAAAAGCGTTTTGCTGTTTTACAGGGTGGGACTCGTTCTGGAAAAACTTATGCAGTATGTCAATACATAGCTTATCTAATTAGGACAGAAACTAAGCCGTTAATAATTTCAGTTATAAGAAAAACACTCCCAGCCTTAAAAGGATCAGTTCAGCGTGATCTTATATCTATACTAGAGGAGATGGGTACTTATTACACTGGCGTACACAATAAGTCAGAAAATACATTTAAATACAGGAATCATTTAATTGAATTCTTATCAGTTGATGAGCCACAGAAAATACGTGGTCGTAAAAGAAACATAGCTTTTTTAAATGAGGCAAACGAATTAACCTTTGAAGATTTCCAGCAAATAAATATGAGGTGTACTGATAAGATGATACTGGATTTTAATCCATCTGATCCAATACACTGGATTTATGATGAGGTAATACCTAGAGAGGATGCCGATACCTGGATAACAACCTATAAAGACAATTTATTTTTATCAGATGATTTAATATTTGAAATAGAGCGAATGCGAGAACGTGATCCAGACTACTTTAGGGTTTATGGAGAGGGTCAAAAGGCAGTATTCTCAGCACGCCAAATATTTAGCAACTGGACATTTATACCTTATAGCGACTTTCCAGAGTTTGATAGGGATACTGAGGGAGTGGTGGGCTTAGACTTTGGATATACAAATGATCCAACAGCGGCATCGTATATAGTACGCAAAGGAGACACCATTTACATTCACGAGCTAATCTATAAAACAGGACTTACAAACAGCGACATAGTAGAGGAGCTTAAAAGATTAGGATATGATCAAACACTTACTTTCTACGATGCTGCCGAGCCTAAGTCTGGTGAGGAAATGAAACGCCTGGGAATGTATGTCAAAGCAGCTGTAAAAGGTACAGGGTCAATAAACGCTGGAATATCACTGCTAAAGGAATTTAACATAGTAGTGAGCCAGGAATCAAAAAACATAATAAAAGAATATCACAATTACTACTGGACACAATTAAAGGATGGCACTATAATAAATAAGCCAATGGATCGCTTTAACCACCAGATGGACTGCATTAGATATGGCGTTTATAGTCAATATGGCAAACGTTCTGAATTCTTTGTAATATAATTACTATTTTTGTATAATTAAAAATTTTCGTATTGGATGGCTAGTTTCTTAGATAGATTCAAAAACATTGTTTCTAAAAGCGCACAAAAAACTCATATAGATTTCAACAAAGCAATCTATAATTATTTAGGTGATACTCTGGTATGGAATCCAGAGAACGATGATACTTACATCGACAAGGGCTATCGATACAACGCCACAATCTATTCTATTATAAATTTGATTACTAAGTCAGCGACAAACATTCCTTTTCAGGTCTATGAGGTGCAAAAATCAAATGATCTAAAAAGATACAAGGCACTCACCTCTGGAGACTTTAACTCAAACACAGTACTCCAGGCTAAGATGCTACAAAAAAAGGCTTTAGTAGAGCTAGAGGATACTGAATTACACGAACTACTAGATCGACCAAACCCAGCACAAGGATATAATGCCTGGATTCAAGAGATCATAGCCTTTGGGAAACTTACAGGAAACCGATACATCTATGGTATTGGACCAGATACAGGAGCTGGAGTTGGAAAATTTAAAGAACTTTATGTATTGCCATCTCAAAAAGTAGAGATTAACTCTGGCGGTATTATGGAGCCAGTAAAAGAATATACGCTATCCTACAATGGAACTTATAGAATTGCAGCTGATGAGGTTTGCCATATAAAAGATACAAACCTTTATTACGATGGGACAGGATCGCATTTATATGGAATGTCACCTTTAAAGGCTGGACTTAGGGTAATGGATGCTAATAACCAGGCATTGACTACTGGCGTTAAGTATTTACAGAATCAAACTGCTAGAGGTATCTTAATGTCTGAGGAGGGCGATTTAAACGAGGTCCAGGCTAAACAGTTAAAAGATAAATTCCGCCAACAATACCAAGGCAGCGATAACGCTGGGGATGTAATCATCACCCCTAAGAAACTATCCTGGGTAAACTTTGGACTTAATGCCTCTGATTTATCTTTAATAGAACAATATAACGGCACTATAAAGGATCTATGTAACATTTACAACGTTCCAGTACAGCTGCTAAACAATACTGAAAGCACTACCTACAACAATATGAAAGAGGCTAAAAAGGCACTCTATCAAAATGCTGTTATCCCAGAGCTTAATAAAATTAGAGATGAGCTAAATAGATGGCTTGCTCCACAATATGGCGATAAGATTTATATAGACTTTGACTACTCAGCTATCCCAGAACTACAGGAGGAAATGGACAAGGTAGTTGGACAGATGAGCCAAGCCTGGTGGATCACGCCAAACGAGAAGAGAGCCGCTATGTCTTATGGTTTAGATGAGGAAAATGATAAACTAAATGACTACTATGTCCCAGCTAATTTAATGCCCATTAATGGTGACATTATTCCAGAGGCGGCTGATAAGGGTTTGGATTTAGATATATCTAAACTATTTAAAACCGCTGTAATTAATACAGTTGACACTTACACTACTATAGAAGAGGCTCAAGCTAGAGCAATCGAAATGGGAGGCACTGGGTATCACGAGCATTTATTTAACGGCTCGACAGTCTTTATGCCATTTGCAACTCACGCTGAATATGAGGCAGCTAAAAATAACCGCCTAGATGAGTTCTATGCAGCTCAGAGACGTGATGAGGGATATAATGAGGAAATAGATTTTGACTCTATAGAAACAAAATAAAAGCATTTGCAAATCCAGGATGTACATAACCTAGAAAAATCAATTGTCACTTTATTCAATCTCGATGGCTGGGATTTACAGTGGTGTGGTGGCGGTTATGATCATTATGATGCAAAAGGAAAGACGCCAAATGGTAGTAATTGCGTGATAGAAATGAAATTCCGAAACAAATACTATAATACTAAAATCTTAGAAAAATACAAATATGATCAAATAATGGCTTTGCCAAATGATGTGATTAAATTGTATTTTGTAGATGATCCTAAAGCCAACTATCTATTCTGGTTAAATGATTTAACTATTCCAGGGATTAAAGAGATTGAATGCCCTAGCACTACTCTATGGGATCAAAAAAAGAAAACTAAAGAGTTGTATTTGCTTAATGAGTCCCAAGCGATTGTTATAAATAAAAACCAGGAATAATGTTACTAAAAAAAGCTAAAGAATCCTGGAAAAATAACTTTGATAAAGTTCTGGCTAGTGCAGAGCGCAAAGAGTTTGCTAATGCTAAACGATACTATGAGGGTGAGTACCTTAAAGCAATAGATGATTTTTTAAACACTAGGAAAGCCACTGGATTTGATGGGTTATTTAGATTAGCGGATTTATCTGAAATATATCGCCAGGTCTATGTAAACATAGGACTCAAGTTTGCAAAATGGTATTCTCAAAACTTTGATAAGGTAATATCTAAGCAAGTGGATGTATCTGGCTATGATGATATTTGGGCGGAGCGTTTTAACAGAGTCAGCCAGCAAATAGCAGCCGAGAGAGTAACACTAGTCCAGGGGACTGCTAAGGCTACTCTAGTGAATGTGTTTAAACGTTTATCCTCAGATCCAGAGTTTATGACTATGGGACAGCGTGAAGGCGGAAAGTTATTACGCCAGAAGTTTAGCCAATACAGTAAAAGCCAGGCAGAAAGATTAATTAGGACTGAGTCAACTAATGCAGCTAATTATGCAACGCTACAGAGCGCAACTGATATGTTTGGACAGGAAAGTTTACAAAAGGAGTGGATGACTTCAGTAGATGGCAGAGAACGTGCAGCTCATAGGTTTGCAGATGGGCAAATAGTAGGTTTTAAAGAAAGGTTTTTAGTAGGTGGCGAACAGTTATTCCATCCTGGTGATCCATCTGGAAGCGCCAGAAATGTAGTCAATTGTAGATGTTCTACAGCGCCTTTCCCTAAACCAGAGGCTCAAGCTACAGGAACTATCCAGGGATTTGGAATAAGACCTCCAGGGCAAGGCATTGGAACTAAGCCTACAGGACCATCAACTCAAAGCGTACTAAGAACTCCTAAACCAGTTCGAGAGGCTGTTAGAGTGGTAGATGATTTGCCAGATGTTAGAACAGTTAAAGAGGGAAAAGAAGTAGCTAGTAAAATATTAAAAGATGCTGGAGTCGATATTAATGCTGTGACTATTTCTAGCGGTTTAGATATTGAAACTCTAAATCTATATTTAAAGCAGCTTAATAATCTAACAAATAAATATAAAATAAATAGTGCTGCTAACACTCAAGGTCCAGTTAAATTAATATTTAAATCATCTAAAAGGATGTATGGATTTGTAGAGAGAAGTAAAAAAGTGGGTGATAATACCTGGAGATTAAAGAGAATTAATCTAGGCGATAGATCTGAATTATCTGGAAATGTAACAAGAGAAGTATATACTGATAAATTTCAAAGATTATCTAAATCGCCTATAGATATTGATAACCAAAAAATAGGTACTTTGACTCACGAGTTTGCGCATATAATAGCGAACTCTGATAACCAAATAGATGCTGATTTCTTTGATGAACTTAAAGTTATATTTAAAGACTACAAAGATAATCGAGTTAAGTATGCAAACGCTAGAAATTTTAAGGCATTTAATGAAACAAATCTAGGATCTTATGCTGGTACTGAGATAGATGAGTTTTTAGCTGAGGGTTTTAAAGAGTATCAGTTACTCTCTAAACCCAGTAAATACGCTAGATTAATAGGAGAGCTTGTAGATAAATATTATAAAAAATGACACCAACTAACTTAATATGCGAAAAATGCAAACACTTTAAACCTATCTCTGGTGGATGTGAGGCATTTAACGAAATACCTAAAGAGATTATTATGACTAATAAGCATAGTAAACCACTACCAGATCAAAAAAACAAAATAGTTTTTGAGAAAGGTCAGTCTGAGGAGGATAAATTATTTAATTAATATATTTGCATTATGAATACAATCATTTATAAATCAACCCAGATAGGCGAGCTGTTAGATGCTGACACCTCCGCTGGGATAGTTAAAGGATATGGATCTGTTTTTGGTAATGTCGACAGTGATGGCGATATAATCAATAAGGGAGCATATAAAAAGACAATCCAGGAAAACGCTAAGAGAGTTAAATATTTATATCAGCACGATATGGATAAGCCTTTAGGCAAAATGGTACACCTGGAAGAGGATGACAAAGGTTTAGTTTTTGAGGCGCATATACCTAAAACACAATTAGGGAAAGATGTCGTTGAACTTATGAAAGCTGGAGTAATCACTGAAAACTCAGTGGGAATATTGCCTCTACAAAAAGAAATGGGACACGATGGATACAGACACCTCAACGAAGTAAAACTTTTTGAGATTAGCGCTGTAACATTAGCAGCGAACGACCAGGCAATGATAATGGATGTAAAAGGTAATATAGATCCAGAAAAAATTGCTAAAAGGTTCGATAAAATGGCTCAATTAATCAGAAAGGGAGAGATCTCAGATGATTTGGGATACGCCCTGGAGGCGGAAATACTAAAGCTAAAATCTATTTACATAAATGTCACTCAGCCGACCGATATTGAAGTCACTGAGCCGATTGTAGTAAAGGCAGACAATAGCGAAATTTTTAAATATTTGTTTAACACTCTAAAAAAATAATAATGGAGGATAACTTAAAAAAAGAACTTGATCAGATCGGAAACATAGTTGACGAGAGAATCGAGAAAGCATTTAACCAGGCTAAAGATAACGCCAAAGGTGAAATGGAATCATCTCTAAAATCAGAGATTGATAACTTGACTACACAGTATGTAGAGAAGAGCGAAGCTCTTAACAAGAGAATGGATGAGATGGAAATGGCTGCAAAGAAAACTATTTCTGGAGCTACTCCACAGACATTTAAATCAGCTATTCACACAGCTTTAAAAGATGGCGCAATTGATGCAATGCTTAAAGGTAATGCAAACGCTGCTCGTTTTGAAGTAAAAGCTGATATGAGCCTTGGTGCTGATGTTACTGGAGTAGTTGCTGGAGAAACTATCGTGGATCAAATCAAATACGATCCTAGTCGTTCAACTCACATTCGTTCTTTGCTTTCTTTAGGATCAACAGATGCTCAGACTATCCGTTACCCAAAAGAGTCTGCTTATAGCGATAACGCTGGAACTACTGCGGAAGCCGCTGCATTTGGACAGTCAGATTTTGATCTTGCTGCTTCAACTGTAAACGTTGAGAAAATCGGTACTTATATGAGAATCACTGGAGAGATGTTGGATGATATCAAGCAATTGACTTCTTACCTTTCTGCTAGAGTTCCAGAAAAAGTGCTATCTGTAGAGGATAACCAGATCTTAAATGGGGATGGATCATCGCCAAACTTAGATGGATTATTCACTGACGGAGCTGCTTTTGCCGCTGGAGGATTTGCGAACGCTATTGAGTCTGCTAATGAGTTTGACGTGCTTACAGTTGCTTTAAACCAACTTGCATTGGCTAACTACCAGGCTGATACTATCGTATTAAACCCAACTGATTTACACAAAATGATTTTGTTGAAATCTACTGCTAATGAGTATTTGAGAAATCAAATTTTTAGCGGTTTACAACCAACAATCAACGGAATCCCTGTAACACTTAATACAGCCGTTACAGCTGGAAAATTCTTATGTGGAAATTTACGTCAAGCGTCTCAGCTTTGGATTCGTGAGAATCTAGCTGTAGAGTTTAGCCGTGAGGATTCGGATAACTTCCAAAAGAATTTCGTGACTGTACGTGCAATGGAGAGAGTAGCTTTAACTAACTACCTACCTAATGCAATTGTACAGGGAACTTTCTCAACTGCTAAAGCTGCTTTAGAGACTGCATAACAACAGTTAATACAGCTCATTTAATAGTGAGAATTTTATTTAATAGGGTAGCCTTAATTGGTTACCCTTTTTTTATGCTTTATAAAATAATTTCCCCATAAATTTGGAATTTCCAAATAAATCTGTAAATTTGGGGAAACAAACTTTAAATATTATGAAAAAATTAGTTCAAAAAATCACAAACTCAACTGAGTGGATTGTATTGGCTGAGATGTCAAAAGCAAAGATTTTATTAGGCGCATTTGCCGTAAATGTAACTGGCTTCTTTTTTATGTATGCCATACTAGATGTTATTTTATTTATCAACTACGACCTATAGATTATGGATTTGCAGCAAAAGGTAAGGGTTGTCTTGATAATAGGGTTTATCGCCTGGGGGTTTTCCCTGGGCTTTAGATTCCAGGCTTTGTGGGATGCTCTTGTAATGTTTATTTTATCATTTGTTTTATACCGATATAATAATGGATGAGCCTTACGATTTTTATTTAAACAGCATTAGAGACCTGACTGACAAAATGAATGCAGTAGATTATATGTATCTCAGTGAAAAGATATGGGATTTTACAGAAAGATTAGACGAAATTAAAAAACGATAATATGGAATTTTACGACCACACACCGCCAGATGATTACGAGGGAGGATATTGCAAAGTTTGCGACCGACCTAGTTATGGTGACGACATTTGTAGCTCAAGTTGTTTTGAGGCTTATATGCTATAAATACTTTGTTTCATTTTGATAGGGAAACCCTGGATTTAACGTCTAGGGTTTTTTTTGTAGCTTTGATATGTGGATAATAATCAACAAGGCTGTTTGGCAGAATACTTATTCGCCACTGAGTGTATAAAAAGAAATTACCAGGTCTCTATGCCTTTGATGGACTCATCACTTTATGATTGCATCGTGGATACAGGAAAACAACTACTAAGAATACAAATAAAATCATCCGCAAAAATTCCAGAAAATGATAGACTCAGTAATGTACATATTCCGCTGCAAAATAATAAGCGTAACTACACTAAAGAAAAGATTGACTACTTTGCTGTCTGGTCTGATTTTTTTAATGGTTGGTTTGTTTTTAAAAATACTGGAGATATGCAATCAATAAGAGTTTCAATAACAGGTAAGAATAAGAAATTTTTTAATAACTTTGCATTTGAGTAGAAATTTTTTCTATTTCATAGTTTGTTTGGTTTCACTAAAAGCGTCACAATTACAGTGGCGCTTTTTTTTTATCTTTGTTGTAAATAATATATTATGAAGATACAAATCATAAAAGACGTTTATTCTGGATCAGGATGGCGCAAAGAAGGCGACATTATAGAAGTAGATCCAAAGATCGGTCGCCACTATTTAATCAGGGGCATAGGAGTGGAATACAAAGAGGAGAAAATAGTCAAAGAAACTAAAGAGGCTAAGACTCCAAAAAAGCGCATAACTAAAGCCAAGAAATAATGCACGACATTAAAATCAACTCTACGACTGGTAGCGAATTAGTTACTACTCAGGAGGTAAAAGACTTTGTTCGTATTGACACCAGCTCAGATGATGCAATTATAAGCAGAATGATTGTCACTGCTAGAATCTGGTGTGAGAATTACATAGGCAAGGACATAGTCGCTAAAAATAGAACGTTTTACTTGCAGGAGGTTGATGACAGATTTACGCTACCATTTTCGCCAATAGCTTCTATTAGTTCAGTAACTTCCAAAAATACTGCAATAGCTTTTGAGTCCTATGGATTAGATGATACTATTATCGAAATAGGATCACTCCCAGCGGATGAGGTTAAGGTGACTTATATTACTACAGGGATTTCAGATGATTTAATCAAAGAGGCTATTTTGCATTTGGTTTCAACTTACTACGATAATAGAGCGGATTTTATTGAGGGCAATATAAGTGAAATACCTACCAGCGCAAAAAACATTTTGCAATCCTATAAAACAATGTATTTTTAATGAATGCAGGAAAATTAAATACTAGAGTTGAGGTTAAGAGATTAACTAAGACGCCAGATGGATTTGGAGGAACCACTTCGACTACAGCAACTGTAGAGACTCTATGGGCAAATAAAAAGGATATGAAGGGCGATATTTCAGATACTGAAGGCAAACGTGGTCGATCAGCAATGATTGAATTAGAGCTTAGAAAAAAGGCGGCTGATTTAATCCAGGATAATGACATTTTAAAAATAGAAAATAAACCAGGGAATTATCGTATAAATGGTATTTACGATAGTGACCAGGATTTTTTTACTGTAATCAAAGCCACAAAACTAGATTAATGAAAGTAGAATTAAATAAATCCGACTATAATAAACTACAGGCAAAATTAACAAAATTAAAGGCTATTGACAGAACGCTGTTGTCTACTGAAATAGGAAGAGGCGCTTTAAATATTGCTAGAGATATTAAAAAAATTGCGCCAGTAGATACTGGTAATTTAAGAAAACAAGTAAAAGCAGTGGTTAATAATAAACAAGCTGAAATCAGATCAGATGCACCTTATTCTGGCTATGTAGAATTTGGAGGTAAAAACCCAAAGCGACCCCAGGCTGAGATTCCATTCTTTTATCCAGCTGTAAATAAAGGTTTAATAAAGATGATTGACAGCATTGATAAAACAATAAAAAAACTACTTAAATGATAGAGGCAATCCATTTTATAAGAAAGGCGATTATAATACGTCTAACAAACGCAATTACATCCAATGGGGTAACTGTACCGATTTATAATAGAGTGCCTAACGATGCCTCTGAGCCTTATATAAGAGTATATTCAGTTGACTCTACAGAGGTTGATCAAAATTCAGATACTTTTATGTTGGAATGCTCTACTAGGATTGAGGTGGTGACTTCATTTGTTGGTGATGATGGCGGAGAGTTGCAAGCGAATCAAATTGCATCGGACATTTTAACCCTAATTAGAACACGCTCTGGATCCTATTTTGATCTAAGTGCGGATGGATTTAATGTTTACACTTGCACAAACCAGGGAACGAGTTATCTATATGAGGATGGCGGAGAGAAAACATATTTTAGAGCGATTTTAAATATTACCAATAGAGTAGAACAACCTAATTAAAATGGAGCAATTGAAAATATATTTTTTTAATGGAATAGCTTTAGCGATAAGCGTGACGTCTATAAACCCATTTTTACAAACAATCAGTCTAGTGCTGGCAATATTATACACTGGAATTTCAATTTATAAAAAAATAAAATAAAGTATGTCCCCAAAAATTGATATTAATAACGATGGAAAAGCGGATTTTAGTATTTCGCCAATGCAAATAATTACAATAGGAGCAATGTTTGCCTCAGTAATCGGATCATATTACACTCTAAACAATAGAACTAGTTTACTGGAGGAGGAGGTTTCTAAATTACAATACAATCAAAAAGAGTACACTTGGAAAAATCAAAGAGAGCTTGAGGACCAGGTGAAACAAATTGAGCTGACTCTTAGAGATTTTATGAAGGATTTAGAATACCTAGAAAAAGACAATGATAAAAAACGTAGGTAATACAGGAACTGTAGGAAACACCTTAAATTTAAATAATACAAACACAAAAATAGTTACAAATAATATGGATACAATTATGATTTTTTTAGCAATTATTATAGTGATTTCAGCGGTTGCAATAATTTTGGCGTCACGTAAAATCCTCAAAGATGACAACGGAAATAAAATTCCAGACTGGCTAGAGGATAAATTTTCAGATATTAAAGAAGAGATTAAAAAATTAAAAAAATAAGCAATGAGATATATCAGCAAACATATCAGCTGGAGGGAGGCGAGTCACTCAGCGACAGCGGAGAAAAAAGAAATCGAAAACACACCGACAGAATCGGCTGTGGTAAATATGAAAAAGCTTGCGAAAAATGTATTCGAGCCGCTCAGAGAATGGGCAAGCGAGCCAATTCGTGTGAATAGTTTTTATAGATCGCCAGATTTATGTGATGCAATAAGATCATCCAGGAACTCACAACATACTAAAGGTCAAGCTATAGATATTGATGCTACAGGTGAGATAACAAACGCTGAATTATTTCATTACATAAAAGACAACCTACCTTTTGACCAGTTAATATGGGAGTTTGGTGATGATGAAAACCCAGACTGGATTCACGTATCTTATGTGGGACCATCTGGTAATAGAGGCAATATTTTAAAGGCGGTTAAAAAAGGTAAAAAGACAAAATACGAGTTCTATGCTTAAAATGTTATTATCTCTTTTAGGAAAAGGTGACAGCGGTAAATCAAATATCGGTGGTTTAGCTTTGGATATAAGAGAGGCAATAAAAGGCAAAGAGATGGATCCTCAGCGCCTTATAGAACTCCAGGCAGAGATTAATAAAGTAGAGGCTCAGAGTCGACATTGGTTTGTTTCGGCTTGGAGACCTTTTATAGGATGGATTTGCGGTTTAGCTTTTGGATTTCATTACATAGTGATGCCGCTGCTTATATCTTATACTGACATTAATCCTCCAGAGTTTGATACCAATAGTCTTTTTACTGTACTTATGGGGATGCTAGGTTTGGGCGGATTAAGAACATACGAGAAATTAAAAGATAAAACTAAATAATGGCAACAAAACAACTTTACAGCGCTAACCTATTTCATAGAATGTCTTTTGGCGATTTTGGATTTAGAATATTATCATCATCTGGAACTGATACCAGCCCAAGTGGTGAAAATTACTGTTTAATAGAGTCTTTACATAGTGCAACTACAATTAGTTTTACTAGTAATACAGATGGAGGTGATCAAACTGTGACTGATTTAACTCTAAAAGATTTTCATATTATTAAGGGTGATATATCAGATATAACTATCTCAAATGGAGTTTGCATAGCATACCTTAGAAATTGATTAAATTTGTAGAAAATAAATAGATGGCTACATTCACTGGAAATAAAATAAAAGATACCTATCAATCAATAGTAAAAGCTATTGACAATCTTGAGGTGGGTGCAACTGATAAAATTTTAACCGATGGAGTTGGTAATGAGTTAGGGCTACACGTAAATACAGAGGGTGATTTTAGAATCGAGGGTGATCTCAGAATTGATGGAGCAATAAAAGATTCTTTAAACTCGCCAGGAACTACAGGGCAACTTTTAAAAAGTACGCTAACAGGAACTGACTGGGTTGATGTTTCTAGCCTAGCAGTTACATCCTTAACAGCTACCACTGGAATAAATGCTGATTTTAGCCAGGGCGATGTAACTATCTCATTAAATACAGAAGGTTTTCAGGATATTATAGGAGCTATGGTTTCTGGAAATACGGAAACAAATATCACAGTAACCTATGACGACGTTAATGGAAAATTAAATTTTTCAGTTGATGACTTAGGCGAGGTTTATACAGCCGATGGATCTACAATAGCTCTAAATTTATCAAATCAATTTAGTATTCCAAATGGAGGGATAGGCACCGATCAAATCGCTGACAGGTCTATCACAAATGATAAAATAGCTTATCAGTCAATTGGACCAAATGAGATGAAGATAGGCGGTGACATTGGTAGTTCAGGCGAAGTCTTGACCTCAAATGGTGATGGGAACTTTTCCTTTCAAACTTCCGTTTCTAGTATTACAACTGACGGCATAATAGTAGCGGATGACAGTACAGGAGACATAGCGCTCTCAATTGGACTGGCAACAATTACTACTTTTCAATTAGTAGATGATGCCATTACAAGCGTTAAAATAGCCGCCAATACAATTGGACCCAGAGAATTAAAAATTGATACAAACGGAAATGCAAACCAGGCGATAGTATCCGATGGCGATGGTACTTTTTCTTATTCAAATATAGTTAGTTCAATATCAACTGACTCAGTTTTGAGCGCAGATGTTTCCTTTGGAGCTGTGACAATCTCTTTAAATAATAACTCAATCACTACTGATCAGCTAGATTTATCTGGTTATGGCACGTCTGGTCAAATGCTTATCTCTGACGGAGACGGCTCATTTTCCTGGACAAACGCTCCTGGAGTAGGTGGCGAAACCAGTGTCAATGTTGATATAACTACAGTTACACAAACTGGCGATAATTCAGCCAATACTGTAATTCTTCCTGTATCAATGTCAGATGAGAATGATATAATGGTTTACTTGGATGGGGTTTACCAGACAAAAGATAATTTTTCTGTAAGCGGCACGACTTTGACGCTTGTTGATACTCCAGCAACTGGAGTCGCTATTGAAGTAGTATTATTTACATCCACTAGCGTTACATTAGTGGGCGGATCTGGATCAGTGAATCATTTACCAATTTTCACACAATCGGCAGAGGTTGGCTCTTCTAGTGTTTCTGAGGCTAATGAAATTTTAGATATTGATTTAACTGGCGCCTTAACTATTCCAATGGGTACAACGGCAGAGCGACCAGCAACGCCTGGAGTTGGAATGGTTAGATATAATTCTACATTAACAAAATACGAGCTTTATAATGGCTCTGCATTTGTAGATTTACAAAACGTTTACACCGCTGGGAATGGTATCTCAGTGGCTAATAATATTTTTACAGTTGCGGCTGGTAGCGGATTAACTCAAGACACCAGTGGACTGAGTCACGATGACACCTCTACACAATCCTCAATTAGTGCAAGCTCTAGGACTTACGTTACAGGCGTAACTCTAGACACTTTTGGGCACGTTACTGGATTAACTACAGGAACTGAAACTGTAACATCAAACACCTATACTAATGGCTCTGGATTGACGCTTTCTGCTAATGAGTTTAGTCACGCCAACACTTCAGATGCCTCCTCTGTAAGTGCCTCAACAAGAAGATATATCAAGTCAGTAACTTTAGATGAATTTGGTCACGTTACGGCACTAACCACAGGAACCGAAACTGTCACAGATACAACTTACAGCGCCACTGGAAATGGTCTGGATTTGGCTGGGACTGTATTTAGTCACTCCGACACTTCTACGCTGTCAGATACTGTAAATTCTGGAAGAACGTATATTCAAAACGTGACAGTAGATGAATTTGGACATTTAACTGGAGTAACTACAGCAACTGAGACCGCTGGAGAGGGTTCTATTTATACCGCTGGTAATGGTTTAGAATTATCTCAATCAAATGAGTTTAGAATAAGTGAGGATATATATGGAATCAGGATAATAGGTACTGGCGATCAATCTAATTTTATTTACTTTTTAGAGGATAATTCTATTCAATTTTATGTAAATGGTCAGTATATAACTAAAATGGAATCGGATGGCGATTTGCACGTTGATGGCGATGTGATAGCTTTCTCCAGCTCAACCTCTTCAGATAAGCGCCTAAAAGACAATATTAAAACAATTGAAAACGCCTCAGATAAAATAAAACAACTAAAAGGAGTTGAGTTTACCTGGAAAAAGAACGGAAAAAATGGAGGCGGAGTAATTGCCCAGGATGTCGAGAAAGTACTTCCAGGAGCCGTTAAAGAGGTTAATTCACTAAATGGTGAGCAAACATATAAAACAGTTGATTACAATGCTGTAATAGGGCTCCTAATTGAAACTAACAAAGAACTTTTAAAGCGTATTGAGCAACTTGAAAATAAAAAATAATGGCATTACCTACTAGCGGAAGTTTGAGTTTATCTGAAATCGCTACGGAATATAGTGTCGCTCAGGCTAATATTTCTTTAGCAACTATGTCAACGAATATTAGTTTAACAGCGCCACACGCTGTAAGTGAATTTTATGGCTTGTCATCTGGTCCAGCTTATACACCTTTAACTTATTCAGTTGTTGAGCAGGGCGGAACCTACACGCCTTTTAGGGTTTATTATAACAATAGTCGCTGGTTTGTTACTACTTCAAACGATAATCAATTTGATATTTCTGACAACAACGCCACTACATTTTCCCAGGGCGCTGTTCATTTAAAAAAGAATGCGGCTTTAGCTTTTAATGGTAATACTGTTTGCAGTATTGACTTATCGGATAATGCTGGTGATTTTAGGATTAGTAGATCCACAAATAATGGCACGAGCTGGAGTACAATTTTCACCGATGTCGATGGGAATTTTAGTTCAAATTTAGATAATATCCATATTTTTTACCAGGGCAGTAATCGCTGGGTTGCGTTTTCGGATTACACGACTTATATTTCTACAGATAATGGAGCTAGTTGGTCATTTAGTTTAGGCAGTCCTAGTGTTTCTGGAAATGGCGGAGGCGCTCAATCTGGATCAAGAATTATAATAAATGACAACGCAAATTTCTATCTTTCAGATAATGGCTTTGCTACAAAAACAGTGATTAGTTTACCTTTTGTAAATGGATCTAAATACGCCCCTAATAACATAGCAACAAACGGCTCAGGAACGTGGCTGGCTTGGAAATATATACCATTAGGCAGGATGTTAAAGTCTACTAATAATGGAAGCACCTGGAGCGCCATAACTACGGATTTACCAAGTTATGAAAATGGAACTACGATAAAATATAACCAGGGAACCTATGGGGATAGCAAGTTTTTTATAGCTGCTAGCACGTACGCTGGAAATTTAATTGGAGGGGTTTATAGTTCAGGAAATAACGGATCTAATTTTAACGCAAATCCATTAGTTGGAAGCCCCACAACAAACAAGGGAGCAATAGGAGTGCATCATAATGGTACAGATTTAGTTGCGGCTGGTCAATATGATAACTATAAAATCAATTAAAAAACCTTAATTTTGTATAAAATAAAATAATGGCTACAACTCAAGTTTCAACCTCGGTATTAAAAGACGGATCAGTAACCTCAGCAAAGCTGGATACTAATATAGCCATTACAGGAAATTTAATAGTAGACACCAATACTTTATATGTAGATTCTACAAATAACCGAGTTGGGATAGGGACTGATAGTCCTGATATAGCTCTTCATTCCTTTGGGACAGGAGATGTGGCTAAATTTGAAACTACATCTTTTGGAGGTGTTAATTTTTCAAGAGAAAATGCAGTAGGAAACCATAGTACGCATTTTGTAACTTCTTTTAACAATGCAGATAGTGAAGTGGCTTATATTAAGACACTAAATAAAACAGGCGCTACAACAAGCACAGGCACAGGATATGAACTACAAATAGCAGCAGCAGGAACTGGTTATCAAACATTCTACACTAACGAAACAGAGCGAATGCATATTACAAGCGGAGGCGACATATCCTTCCGTGATACTTCAGCTAATGAAGCTTTCTACTGGGATGCTAGTACTTCGAGGTTGGGACTAGGGACTGCGAGTCCTGCAAGAACGCTTGAAGTAAATAGCGGAACTGCTTCTGATATTGCTAAAATTGGAAACAATAGTGGTGCGTTTACTTTTGGTTATAGTGGTTCTTTAGCAAGTATTGATTTAGCAGCAAGTAATGCTTTTAGAATAAGACAGGGTGCTATTGTTCCTTTTTATATAAACACAGATGGCAACGTAGGAATAGGTACTACTAGTCCTAGTGAGAAACTAGAAGTTAAAGATGGTAGCATAAGAACTACTACTTTAAATTCATTTTCCAATTTAATATCAGGCAGAGCTTCAGTACCTAAT